TAGAAACCGGCCCGCGTCATGACCTTGACGATCGGGGAGAGCTCGAGCGAGACCGCCGAGTCCGAGCCGCCGCGGTAGAGCGAGATCCGTTGAAGGATCCCAGGACGCAACGCGCCGGAGTTGACGCCAGTTGAGGGGAAAGCGAAGGACATAGGCTACCTCGATCGAAAAGGGGCGCGGAGGCGCGAGTTGTTAGGCGGCGATGAAGGGCGCGAAGCGGAGGATGAACTGCTCGTCGGCCGCGCAGTCGGTAAGGGCGATGCCCCAGACGAACGTCGTCGAAGTCGGCGAGTTGTCCGCCTTGAACGAGCCCGGAACCGTGGCCCCCGAATCGATCTGGATGTAGTCGCCCGCCGAGACGCCCGCGGCGTCCGAGGCGCGGACCTGTACGGCGACGCCCAACTGGTCGATCACCTCGAGCGAGCCCGCAACGGGGGCCGACGGGTAGGTTCCCGGAGTGATCGAGTCGGTACCCACGGCGATGATCGCGTAGGGGACGGAGCCCTGCGTCACCGCGAGAGAGACGGTCCCCTCGGCGTCGAGCTTGAGGCCGCAACCTTCCGAGTTCGTGAGGTTGCTCGCGATCAGGTTGACCGGAGCGAAGTTCTTGTACGTGACGTATCCAAAGGCCATGAGTTTCTCCGAGCCCGATAGGGGCGTGAGGGGTTGGGGTAGGTTAGAAGATGCCCTTGGTCGCCCGCTGCTCGACGACCGTCGACGGGGTCTCTCCAAAGGTGATCCACGAGGCGGCGAAAGCCGGGTGGCACTTCTCCTTCGCGGCGAGTTCCGTGATCAGCTTCCACTGGGAGTCCTCCGACAGGGTCGCGAACTTCTCGGGGCGGCCCATGACCTCCTCGAGAGTGACCGACGCCGAGTTGCGGCCCATCGGTGCGATGGTACGGGCGAGAGGGGCCGAGGGGCGGGCGACCGGCGTCGAGAGGTCCTTGAGGAGGGCCTCGAACTTGCCACCGCCGACAACGAAGGCGTCAGCGAGCATGGACTCGGTCTGGGCGGAGACCTTGCGGTTGCCGAGGGCGACCTTGACGTTCGCCAGGGCGACCGCGCGACGGGCGGCCGAGAGGTCGGCCTTCAACCGCTTGACCTCGGAGAGCATGGCGTCGCCTTCGACCTTCTTCTCCTCGATCTCCTGGGCGGCCTTCTGGAGTTCCAGAGCCGCGCCCTCGAGGGCCTCGGGGTCGGCCTCGGGGGCCTCGTCGGCAAGCTCGGGGGCCGCAGCGTGGGCGGCGTTGTGGAGCTCGGGGAACAGCTTGGTAATCAGAGCCGCGATCGCGGTTTCATCCATGCCGTTCTCCGCGCAGTAGGCGGCGCACTCTTCCATCGTCATTGTCATCTTGTCACCTTCGGAGAGAGAGACCCCGCGCATCTCCGCGACGGGGACCTGTTGGGCTTTGATCTGGGGTACAGTGACGAACGAGACTTCGCCGATCGCGAACGGGTAGACCGGGGCCTCGTCGAGCTCCGTACCCGCCCAGGCGCGAATGTTCGGCGAGACGTAGGGAACCTCGCCGTCGTCGAACGCCTTCGACCACTTCGGGGAAGTGAGGTCGAGACCGCCGTAGAGCATCTCCGAGGAAGGTTGGGCGATGCCATGGGCCGCCGCCTCCGACTGGGACAGGGTGACGACTCGGCGGAGGTACCCCGCGGCCGTCCCGTTCTTGTCGTGTTCGATCGCAACCGGGGGCGCGAACGATAGGAGCCAACGTTGGACCGACTCGACCGCGTCCTCCCAACGGAACCGCAGCTCGTCGGGGTTGGTCTCCTCGGCGTCGAAGTCCCACTTCATCCCGTGGGCGTTGATAACGCCGCGAGGGAGGAGGGAGACCCACCGGAGGCCCGAGTCGTCGCCGAGGTCAACGGCCACTGTACGCATTTTGGGACGGGAGGAACGCATGGGCAGAGATTGCACCGTCCTAGACCCCTTGCCTAGCCCTCGGAGGCCGCTAGGGGTGCCGCTAGCGTTCGTTTCGGCGCACTACCCGCACCCCTATCGACAGGCCTACCCATGCTAACCCGACGACAACGGATCCTCCTCGATCTTTTGACCCAGTGCCACCGCCTCGACTTCCACCCGAGTCCGCCGCACCTTGGAGGCCTCCTTGTTCGGGCGACCGAATGGCCCATGGGGACCTCCCCCGCCGCCGTTCGCGCCGAGCTCGTGAGACTCCTCGAGGCGGGCTCCATCCTCCACGTCGAGAAGGGGTCGGGGACGGCCCCGACGAAGTACGCCCTCGCCGACTGCGACTGCGACCGTTGCAAGTCTCATCGTTTGTAGACCCCTATGTACCCGCAGCGGCAGTCGGAGCGGCCCTCGCAGTTTGGGTCGGGGAGAGGCGGGAGCTTCAACTGGTTCCCGACAACGAACGAGGCCACGTCGTAGCGGTTCCCGTCCGCCTCCGCGCACACCTCGCACCGGTTGGAGTCGGGGATGGAGGTTCGGATGACCTCGTTCGGGACTGGGAGGTTCGCACCCGGGGCCGCCGCGTAGGAGGCCATACGAGAGGCCGAAGCGACCATGTTACGCGAGCCCGCCGCCTCTTTGACCAAACCGGCGACCGTGATCCGCGTCGCGAAGTTGTCGAGGTCGCCGCCCGCTAGGATCGCCGCCTCGACCTCACCCTGTACCCGGTCGGCCATGACCTCCCCCGCCTTCTGCGTCGCCGCCGCCGCCGTGGCGAACTGGGCGTTGGCCGCCGTCGACGCCGCCGCCGCGAGCTGCGCGGACTCCGCCGAGGTAGTCGCACCAACCGCCGCGCCCGAGCGAACCGACCGCTTGATCTCGTCGGTCACCTCGGCCTCGGTCGCCGAGCGGAGGCCACCCGCCGCCGATGTCAACGCCGCCTGGTACTCGGCAACGTAGGTCGCCCAGATCCGATCCCGCTCCCCCGCTTGCCAACCGTCGGCAAGGCCGCCGATGACTGCGAGGCGGTGACGACCTGCGATTTCGTCTACCTTCAACGCGAGCTGCGCGTCGAGGTCGTTTCGAGTCTCCGCGAGGGTGACCCAACCGACTACCGTCTCCTCGAGGCGGAGTTCTCGGTAGGTAGTGAACTCGCGACCGTCGCCGCCGACTACGAGGACACCTTCTCCTTCCCCGTCGCCGAGGTCACCGCCGAGCTCGCCCAAGGTCGACGCCGTCCGGTGGGCGCGGGTAGCGTAGCCTACCAGGAGAGACCGTACCCAACCCCGAGCCGCGTCTCCGCCTCGCAGGGCGTAGGCGTGGAACGAGGGGCCGCCGTCCGCGAAGGACTTCGACGAGGAGTGTCGCGGGTAGACCTTCGCGAAGTAGTCCGCGAGGCCGAGGACCCGAGACCACGCGAGTCGCTTCCCCGCCGCGAGGTCGCGAGCGATCATTAGGGCCTCGGAGTCAGTCGTCCGAGACTTGCCCGCGATGCGGTGGGCGAGGATAGCCGCCGCCGCCGCCGCCATGACCTTGTCGGGAACGACGACCTCGGGGTGTTCGCCCAGTGCCGCCGCGATGCTCGAGGCCTCCGACGCCGAGAGCGATGGAGACACCGGCGCGAAGGCCGACGCCTCACCGATCGCCGCCGGAACCTCTACGTTGCCCTCGAGGACGACCTGCGGGACCGCGTCTGCGGGGACGCCCTCGGCCGTTGCCACTGGGACCGCCGCCGCTCCCTCTACCGCGACAGGGGCCACGAGAGAGAGGCGAGTCTGGGCGTCAACGAGCTGTCGCGCCACCGGTTCGGCGAGACCCGAGATAGTCAAAAGGATGACCGCCGCCTCGGGGGCGAGAGGCGTCGCCGAGGTCGGGGAGAGCATACCGAGGACCGTCGTCGCAGTCGCCGCCGTCGACGCGCCCACCGGTTCGGGGAGGTCGGCCACTACCTCGACGGGGAGTTCGGGGGCTCCAATGACCCGCCGCGCCCACTTCTCGTCGTCGGGGCCGCGAGTGAGGAGGCCCGCCTGGATACCGTTGACGTAGGCCGCCCAACCGTCGAACCCAGTCGTCAACTCGGCCGATTGGACTTGCAGCTTGGGGAGCCGCCCCTCGTAGCCGACTTGGGTCGCCAACCAACGGAACATTCCCCGAGACTGCCGGTCGAAGATACCGTTGATCCACGCCTTGGCCTTGCGACCTTGTGCGCCGTCGAGGGTCTCGGCCATGGCACGCGACCCGAACTGCGTTATCCCCGCGAGGGGGGCGTTCAACTTCTTCTCGATCTGTCGATCCCAGTACTCGAGCTGCGAGACCACGTCGGGAGGTGACCCGCTCGGGTACTTCATCTCCACGTTGACCGACTGCGGGCGGAGGATGTACTTCCGTTGGCCGTCCTGGAACTGTTGGCCGAACTCGTTGAAGGCCGCCACGTCCGCCTCGCCCACCGAGGGCTCGTAGGCGATGTCGAGGAAACCCCACGCAAGTTGGTTGTAGACGCCCGCGTTGATCGCGATCTGTTTCCAGAGCTCGAAGGGTTGGACGCAGTCGCGGAGGATCGACCGGCCCTCGAACTCACCCGCGCCCGCGAACCCGTGGACGGTGTGAACGAGTTGGTCTGCGTCGAGGTCATCGTACCCGTTCGGGGTCGAGAACCGCGCCCCGCCGAACAGGTAGCCGTTCGGTTTCCAGAGCATGATCGCATTGTGCGCCACTGGGTACCACTCGACCGAGCCGCCGGTGAGCATACGAGGGAACATTAGACCAAACCCCATGAAGGCGTCGAGGAGCGGGTAGGCCCACAACGCGACCTCGCCCTCGACCATCCCGTCGTAGACGACCGCGTCGTCGATGCACGCCGTTTGACAGAGGTCCATGAAGGCCTTCTCCTCGACCCCCGGCTCGTGGCGGTGAGGCCACACGATCTCCTTCGGGAGGGCCGCGCCTTCCGTGATCGCCCAGTAGACCGCCGAGGCGATGCCGACGTGGGTCTGCATCATCTCCTGGAACTTGCCCTGCAAGCCCGCGATGCCCCGCCGCTCGGAGGGGATGAACGAGAGGTTGGCGTCCGCGTCTGGGAGGCCGCCTCGGTAGTTCCGAGCTCCAATGAGGTTGGTACGCTCGGTTACCTGGGCGGTCGGGATTACCCGGCCCTGGGAGTCTAGGATCGGTCCTCTCACCATGTTGTCGCACCCTT